GGCGATTGACGACACCTATCTGCATGCGCTCGGCATGGCCAAGGAAAGCCCGCTGCATGTGCAGGTGGCAAAGCTCGCCCGCGACGGCCTGGCGCGTGACCAGGTGATCGACGCGCTGCAGCTGCTAATCCCCGTTAACGGCGAGATCATCGCCTCCGTCGGCGGCAAGCCGATGCGGCTGTGGCGCAGCGAGGACGGCCAGTCCTGCGCCGAGGAGTATATCGCGCCGAAATCGGCACCGGTCGAAAAGACCGGCCGCGCCCTGAAGACGAAGTCCGCTGTGCTCTCGATCGTGCCGAAGGACCATGTGACCGCGGCGGCGGATCGCGCCGAACGTGCCTCGCGCGAAAAGCGCGGTGAGGGCGAACTGGTCGATGACGAAGAAGATGAGACGGTGACGTGATGGCACTTCGTGATGACGTTCCGATTGCGCGCGTTGAGCTGGGCAGCGGCGCCGGCATGGCGGTGTCAATCTATGCCTTCACCACGGAAGACATGGGCATTCCGCTCGTCGAGGTGGTCGATCACCGTGACTGTCTGCAGCACCTGAAGCCGGAGACAGCAGAGAAGCTTGCCGAGGGATTGCTGCTGGCGGCGCGGGTGGCGCGCGGTGAGCCGCGGCCTGACGCGCTGGCTACCTTTCTCGATGCGAGGCGTCGCCCATGAAGCGCGAAACCTTCGTCGGGCCCAGCCAGCGCATCGAACCGGTCGATCTCGTCGATCTCTCCTGGACGCCCTGGCGCCGCATCATGCTCTCGGCCCGGGAGAACATTTACACCCTCGTCGATGCCGAGGACCACGCCTGGCTGTCGGAGAACATCTGGAATGTGTCGTGGGGCTCGCGCACGCCTTGGCAAACCTACGCCAAGCGCAATGTCGGGCCAGACCGCGCGACCTTGCGGATGCACCGCGAGATCATGATCCGCTTCGATCCGCGCAGCGAGCCCTTCATGGCCGCTCATCCGGTCGACCATGGCAACGGCCAGACGCTCGACAATCGCCGCGCCAATCTCGCCTGGGTCTCCAGGGCTGAAAACCTCGCCAACCGTCACCCGCGCGCGTCGATCCCGACCCTCGAGTCCATCGTCAGCGACCTGCTCGCGGGGCTTGGTTGGCGTCCCGAAATGGAGGAGGTGCCGTTTTGACCCTCGGCTTTCATCCATATGCCAACCTGTTCCCGCTGATCGAGGGCAAGGATTTTTACGACCTCGCCGAGGACATCCGCGCCAACGGACTGCAGGATTGTATCGACCTGATCGAAGTCGACGGGGTCTATCAGATCCTCGACGGCCGCAATCGCTACCGCGCGCTGGTGTGGCTCGCGACCGAAGGCAGGCCACTAGGTGGCGTCGACGGTTGGGGTGCCTGGCACGGCGAGGCGCTGACCGCCGAAAAGATCGTCAATGTCAGGGATTTGGGGCTCTACAACATCTGGCAGGACGCAGAGGGCGCGCTCTCTTATGTCCTGTCGAAAAATCTCAACCGCCGCCACATGACCGACGACGATCGCCGCATGGTCGGCGCGCGCCTGGTGAACCTTCGGCAGGGCCGCCCCTCGGACGAGAAAACTTCGCAATTTGCGAATATTAGTCGCGAGATGGCGGCGACGATGGCGACCTCGGACGTCGCCGGCATCGATCGTGCCCGCGCGGTGATAGCGCATGCTGCGCCGGATATCGTCGCCGCGGTCGATGACCGCAGGTTGTCTGTCTCGGCCGCTGCGACCCTCGCCGCTCTCCCGGCCGAGCGCCAGGCCGAGATCCTGCAGAACCTACCGCGCGACGACGCCGGCAAGCTGACCCCGGAGGTCAAAAAGGCGCTGGCGCCGGTCATCAAGGAAATCCGCCACGAGAAGATCGCGGCGAAAAAGGAACGGCGCGCCGACCGCGAGCAAAAGCAGGGGAGGCGACTGCAGGAGCTGCCCGCGAAAACCTTCGGCGTCGCGATCGAGGATTTCGAATGGGATCATGAGGCGTGGTCGAAGGAAACCGGCGTCCTGCAGCATCCCAGCATGCATTACGAGACTGCAGCGGATGCGCATACGCCGGAGGAGATTGTCGCGCGCTGCGCCGAGCGCTTCGCCTGCCTGGCTGACGATTGCATCCTGTTCAAGTGGACCCCGGTGCCGCACCTCGCCATCGCCATGGAGGTGATGAGACTGCAGGGCTTTACCTACGTCACCAGCCTTTGCTGGAACAAGGAACGCCCGGGAAGCGCGCGCGGCCAGGGCTATTGGTTCACCGGCGAGCACGAAATCGTCCTGGTCGGCGTCCGCGGCAAGGTCGTTCCGCCCTATCCGGCGCACTTCCGTAGCAGTTTCTCGACGCCGGTCGGTGAGCATAGCGAGAAGCCGCCAAACATTCATGAGATCGTCGAATTTCACTGGCCGACCACCCCCAAGGTCGAATTCAACGCGCGCCGCGCGCGTCCGGGCTGGAGAACGTGGGGATTCGATGCCCCGGATGCGGACGAGATCCCTGAGTCCGCCGACGGCTTTGATCCTGCTCATGACGCAACCGGAGGGGTGCTGATCCCGGCGATGGTTGCGGAACAAGCGGGGGAGTCCGATGCGGGGGAGACGATGATGGCGGGCGCAAGCGCTGTACCGTCTCCGGCTTTGCTTGCGCCAGCTGAACCGGCGGCTGTTGAGGTTGGCTGCGGCCAAGCTCCTGAGACCAATTTGCCAACTCCGCGCGACCACGATCTCGATATCCCCGAATTTCTGCGCCGACCGCTGAAGCAAAGCGAACTCGACCTCACCCGCCGCGACCGCGCGGAGCCTGAAGTTGTCGACGGCACCTTGCAGACGCGGCTGCCGCTGACGTCGGACGAGATTGAGCTGCAGTCGGCGCTGTGCGAGATCGATGCCGGGCGCGAGGTCGACTGGTCGATTATGCGCCAGCTGGTCGGCGCTGGCTTCGTGCACGCCACGACGACGCGCCTCTTCGTCACCGACGAGGGCCGCGCGTTTCAGGCGCAGCTGGTCGGGCTAGCGGCGGCGATTGAGGCCCGCGCATGAGGAACATCTCGTTCGCCCTGACGACGGCGCAATTTCTCGACGGCAGCAAGGATGTGACGCGCCGCATGGGATGGCAGTTTCTGAGACCCGGCGACACTCTTATGGCGGTGGAGAAGAGTCAGGGCCTCGGCAAAGGTGGGAAAATCAAACGGTTCGGCGTGATCCTCGTCGTTGATGTGCGCCGCGAGCCGCTGCGTGCGCTGACCGATCGTGACGACGGCTATGGATTCGAGGAAGTCCGACGCGAGGGCTTTCCCTGCTGCTCACCACCGATGTTCGTTTCGTTCTTTTGTCGCAGCCACAAAGGCTGCACGCCTGACAGCGTCGTCACGCGTATCGCGTTCGCGAGAGGTGCGCAGTGAGCAAGATCACGCTCCACGCTCAAATCGAGGAAGTCGACCGCGAGCTGGGACTGCGGCGGAACGTCTACGCGATCGAGGTTGCGAGAGGAAAGATGCGCCAGTCGGTCGCCGATCTGCACCTCGAACGCATGCGAGCGGTGCGCGCCACGCTCGTTTGGCTGCAGGCAAACGTGGCGCTGATCAAGCACAGGTTGGGGAACGATGCCACAGATCGAGAAACATCACACGACCCCGCCGCATCAGATGCGCCGGGTCATTCTTGAATCGCCGTTTGCCGGCGACGTCGCGGCGAACGTCACCTATGCGCGTGCCTGCGTTCGCGATGCCCTGCTGCGCTGCGAGGCGCCACTGGCGTCGCACCTGCTCTACACGCAAGACGGCATCCTCGACGATGGCGCCCGCAACGAACGCGCGCACGGCATCAATGCCGGGCATGCGTGGATGCATCTCGCCGACGCCGTCGTTGTCTATACCGACCGCGGTATTTCGGAAGGCATGGCCGCCGGCGTGCGGTGCGCCGAGCTTCACCGGATTCCGGTCGAATATCGTTCTCTCGATAGTCACCGGAGGCCCGTGCTCCGATGATCATTGTCCGCGTCGAACTGCATTCCGCGATCACCGGCAAGATCACCGAGATCGCGCGGATGGGAATCGCCAACATCGGCGGCACCAGGACGCGCGGCGATTATTCGGTCAAGACCTATCGAGGTCGCTCGGCCGAGGAGCTCAATCGCCGTGTGCCGGAGCGGTCCGGGCAGGTGACAAACTATCCGCGTCTGGCGATTCACGTCTGGCACCTCGTGGCGCGCGCCTTACTCACGATGAACTATACCGGCGAACGCCCGGCCGATCAGCAATCAGACATGCTGGACGCCGCGCCATGATCTCCACCCGCCACCGCTGGGGCGACAAAGCCCGCCTTCCGCACAAGACCGAGCAGCAATGCACCCGCTGCGGAATGGTGAAGACGACGCGCCATGAACACGAAGGCCTGCGCGATCTCTACTGGACCGAATATTGGCGCGACCTCGAACTGGTCGGCCGCGAAAAGACGCCGCCCTGCGACGCGCGGCTGGAAATGGCGGAGGCGTGAGATGGGGCGGGGGCCGCAGTGGAGCGACGAGGAGCGCTGGCGGCTGATCGATATGCGCGTCAGGGATCGCTTGCCGTGGGGCGCGATCGCCGCCGCGCTGGGGCGCACGATCGCGTCATGCAAGGGTGAATTTTTCCAGGGCAAGATCCCCGAATTGCGCCGGGCGCGCCGCGCTAGCCTGATCGCCGCCGCGCGCGAGATCACCGATCGGCTGGAAGCCCGCGCGGTGCCGTCGTCTCCGCCGTGCTGCCGTTCGACCGGGCGGGCGGTGTCGCACCACGTCCTGCGCGCCGACGTCGAACTGCGCGGGCGCATCGCAATCCTTGGTCTCACCGGCGGCCTATTCGGTGATCCCGCGCCCGGCCGCTCCGCACTCGACGCGCGCGCCGGCGGCGATGCGGAGTCTGAGCATCGCATCAAGCATAACCGCCGTGCGGCGCCGATCACGCTGGCGACGGAGCCGCTGCGATGACCGACCTCGCCACGATCCTGAGCATCTATGAGGGGTCGAACGGCGACGCCACGCGGATGCTCTATCGCGATCTCGAGCTGCTCCGGCCGATGGGGCCGATTGCGGTCAATCTGTTTCGCGCCTGCAAATGCTCGGCCCGCGCCAAGATCTATCGCAAGGGCCGCGGCTATCGCGGCGACGCCTATGCGCGGAAGGATTGGAGCATCAAGAATCTCGCGACCGCTCTGCACGACATCGCCCAGCCGCATGGTCTCTCGTGGGGCTGGGCGGTCGACGAAGCCTTGCGCGAGCGGGACGACCCGCACCACCACGTTATTTACATCGAATTGCCAACCGGCCAGGTCAGTTTTCATGTCGGCCAACGCTATGCCGGGCCTGACTTCGCAGGCCAATGGGATGGCGTGCGCGACAGCGCAGCCGATCGCATCTGCCGATACGTTGCGATGCTGTTCAGGGGCGAGCGATGACCCGCAAGATGCTCGTCGCCGATCTGCTCTGCGGCGCCGGCGGCTCGTCGACGGGCTGCGCGCAAGCGCTCGCCGAACTCGGACTCGAGATGGAGCTCGTCTGCGTCAATCATTGGCCTGTGGCGATCGACACTCATACAAGAAACCACCCGCGGGCGCGGCATCATTGTCAGGACATCGCGACCGTGCGGCCTCATCGGGTGGTGCCCGAGGGCTATCTCGATCTCCTGATGGCCTCACCGTCCTGTACCCATCATTCGGTCGCGCGCGGCGGCAAGCCGACGTCGGATCAGCAGCGCAGCGACCCCTGGCATATTCTCACCTGGCTGACCGAACTCGACGTCGCCTCGCTGATCATCGAGAACGTCTGGGAGTTCATCAAATGGGGACCGGTTGACGCGGCGACCGGCAAGCCGATCAAGGCGCGCGAGGGGCAGTATTTCAACCTGTGGATCTACAACCTGCGCTCGCTCGGCTATGAGCCGGAATGGCGCAGGCTGAACGCGGCGGATTACGGCGAGGCGACGACGCGGCAGCGCTTCATCCTGTTCGCGAAAAAGAACGGGCGGTCGTTGTCCTGGCCGGTGCAGACTCACGGCAAGGGCGCGGCGCGCGCGTGGCGCCCGGCACGCGAGATCATCGACTGGTCGATCAAGGGCAAGTCGATTTTCAATCGTCCGGTGCCACTGGTGCCGAAGACCCTGGCCCGAATTCTCGCGGGCGCGCTCAAATTCGCGTGGCCCGACATCCTGATCGCGATGCTGCTTGCCGAGATCGATCGCTCGCTTCTCTACTTCATCCGCTACAGTTTCGAGCGGCGCCATTGCGCGAGGGGCGATCTGCGTCGTCGGCATCGGATCTGTGTGGGCAGCTATGCAGGATGGTTGCGCCGGCTGCGCGCGGAATCTCGGCCCCCGCAGTCGGGCTGCGGTTCGGCTACCGAGCCGATGCTGGTTACCTTGCGTAATCACGCCGACGGTCGCTCTGTCGAGCTTCCGGTGCCGGCGCTCGCTGCAGGTGGCACCCATATTGGACTTGCCGAGCCTATCATCATCAACGGCCGCCGAGGCAATAAGGGCAAGGGCATCTCGGCTGAGCCGGTACCGACACTCGACACCAAGGGCGGCGTCTGGCTGGCCGAGCCTTTCATCCTGAATCGACACGGCGACGGTTATAGCAAGACGCGCGCGCATTCGATCGACGCGCCGGCGCCGACCGCGAATTGCGACGGCGGCGGATATCTGATTGAGCCCTTCGTGCTGTCGCAGGCATCCGGCGGCGCGCCGCGCGCCACGAGCGAGCCGCTGCCAACCGCGGCCACCGGCGGCGCCATCGCGCTGATCTCGCCATACTACGGCTCGGGCTCCGGGGATTCGTGCAGTACCGTGGAATCCCCTCTGCCGACCGCGACGGGGGTTGCGCGCTTCGGTCTTGTGGTGCCGATCACGCACTCCGATGGTAGCAACCGCGCGCGCAATGTCGAAACCGATCCGCTGCCGACGCTGACCACCGCGCATCGCGGCGAGCAAGCCCTGGTCGAGGCGACCGCGGAACACGACATCCTGTTCCGGATGCTGGTGGATCATGAACTCGCCGCTGCAATGGGCTTCAACAGTGATGACCAGCAATACGAGTTCGCGGGCACCAAGACGGAAAAGATCAAGCAGATCGGCAACGCGGTGTCGGTCAAGCTGATGAAAGCCTGCGTGCTCGCGATGATGGCTGACGCCGTCGAACAGATCGCGGAGGCGGCGGAATGAACCTGCTCGTGAATTTCACGCTCCTGGATGATGGCCCGCTCGGCATTAAGCTCGCGGACATCATCTGCGATCTCATCGTCAAGGGCGCACCGCTCGGCGAACTGGATGAATGGGTGCCGGATCCTTCCGACCCAAAGGCCCCGCCGATCAAGCGGCAGCGCATGCCGCGCGAATGGCTCGATCGGCTCGACAAGGCGATAGAAACCGGCGCGTTCGAGACGCTGCCGGCGGACCGGATCGTCGAAATCATCCTGCAGGGGCAACGCTAGAAACGCCTTGCATGTTCTGTTGCTTACCGCGTCCCCTTAAATCGAATTGTGAGACTTGAAATGACGACGTTTCGCGAGAAACGCCGCGCTCGACGCATCGCCTCCGATGAGGCGCACGCTTGGGCGCGATCGCTGCAACTCGGCAATCCGAACGCGAAGAGCGTGCTGCGTGCGCTCGCGCTCTATGTCGACGGCGAGGCGTGCTGTTTTGTCGGCATCGACCAGCTGGCCGAGGATAGCGACCTGTCGGCCGATACGGTGCGGCGGCGCCTGGTCTGGCTCGAGGAAATCGGTGCGATCGCGCGGACGCCGCAATGGATCGACGCCAGCGGCCGCCGCAATGGCAAGGGTCGCGGCAAGCGCACCAGCGACCTGATCCGGCTTTTGTGCACGGCCGACGCCGACGAGATCGAGGCGCGCGCGGCGGGGCGAAAAACCGAAGATATTTCAACGGCGATTAGCCCTAGCAGCCTGCAAGGGCTAAATCCGGACGACGAAATCGTTGGCCCTCGGTTAGCCCTCGGCCAGCCCTCGCAATCGTGCGAGGGTCTAATCTCTGAACCTGAACCTGAACCTCCCCCCTTGCCCCCCTCCGGGGGGGAGGATGTCGCTTCGCTTGTCGAAAGCGAGCCGGAGCACTTCGCCCCGGCATGGCAGAGCTGGCGCGGCCACGAGGTCATGCGACGGGATCTCGGATTGGCCGAGTTCCGGAAATTGTCGCCCGATAAGCAGCGGCTATGCCGTGCGGCGATCCCGCTGTTCTTCGCCGTTCAGGACAAGCTGCGCCGAACCCTCGTTCCGAACTTCCACCTCTGGGTTCGCGCAGGCGGTTTCGAGGAATTTCCGGATGCAAGACTCGGTGAGGCGCGACCACCGCCGCCACCGAAGCGGTTCGTCCATGGCGATGAACTGGCGGGCGCGCAGGTGGCGTATCTCGTCGCCATGCGCCGGCACTTGCCAACCGTGAGACATCCCGAGCACGGCAATGGTTTCTGGTTCATCGGCGCGCCGCAGCCCGACCAGACCGCGCTCGCCAGGTTCGCCGGCGAGGACCCAGAGTCCTGGCTCGTCGTCGACGAAGGAACACCGCAATTCGCTGCATGGCGCGATCGTCTGCAGCTCTGGCTCAACCGCGAGATCGAGCCGGAGCGGGTCTACACCGAGGCGTTCGATCCGGCCGTGCACGGGCTGCCCGCGCTCGATCGAAATTTCCGGTTGAGAAGATCCAAGCTTGTGTTTCGCGTCCCGGCACCTTGGCCGCCGCGGCGCGATGGAACGTGGCCAGTCGAGAATGAGGAGAACGCAGGATGATGATCGAGCAGCGGCTGTGGAAAATTGGTGACTTCGTCGAATTTGTCGAGCTGCAGGGGAACGCCGCACCACTTGAGTTGCCCGTTCCGGAACGCTGGTATTTGCTCCAGACGTTTCCGAACAAGGAAGCGAAGGTCATGCGGGCCTTCAAGGATCGAAACATCAGCGCCTATCATCCGACTGTTCGCCAACGTAGCCGTGTCATCAGAGGGCGATTGCGCGACGTAGTAGTACCGCTGTTCGCTGGCTTGATCTTCATTCCCGATTTTCAGGCTAACAATGGCGGTGTCTATGTCGATGGCGTCGACGGCTACTTGAAATTTGGCGATTATTACGCCGTGCTTCCCGAGTCCGCCGCTCCGATCAGGCGCGGGCCCGCCTGGAAAAGTCGCTTCGTGAGAAGGGACGAAAAGAGAATCCTCGATATGATCGGCATCCGTCAGCTGGAAGCGGAGGGCAATATTCCGGTTGCCCGCCGCCGCCGGCTTTACCGGATCGGCGAGATGGTCCGTGTCGTCGATGGGCCGTTTGCCATGTTCAACGGCACTATCGAGCGACTTGACTCCAGGGGCCGACTCAAGCTCTTGCTGGACGTCTTCGGGCGCATGACCAGTCTAGAGCTAGACGAGGGTCAGATCGAAGCGGCCTAGGTGTTGCGACCGCGCACTGAACGCCTCGATACGGAAGTCATCTTCCGGCGCACGCCTCAATCGATGCAAATCGATTTCAGGCGAAGTTGTGGGGATTCCAGCAAAGCCCGGCCATGGTGCCGGGCTTTTGCGTTCCTGCATTGGTAGACACGTCCCGCGTTGCCTCACGCGGTGTGCCGGTCGCCATGGAGGGCACCATGTGACCCTGATGCTTTCTCGCCATATCGTGAACGACGCCGTCCGTAGATTCATTGCGGGCGGCGTTTCCGTTTCACACATAAGGTGTGCGGTAGCGTCATGAGTTGAGCCTCGCGGCGCTATCGCTGCCCTCCTTGGGCGTTTCCTCCCTAGACTTGGGCCGCTTGTTCATTCGAGCGGCCCATCTTTCTGAGTAGCTGCCTGTGCTTCGCGGGTCCTCCCTGGCAAATAACGCAAGCGGGACAAGCCACGCGGAGTGCGAAGCGCGCCATAAGCAGCCCGGCCTCAGTGCCGGGCTTTTGCATATGCCATAGGTATGGCCCACATCCCGACGCTCGCGCCGCTGGTTCCAAAGGCTGATGGCCGCACGGTGAGGCCCGAGCCCAAGCGGGCCGATCCGTTCTACGAGACGAATGCTCATCTCCAGTTCAGGGATGCGGTGCTCGCCCGCGCAAGCTACCGCTGCGACTGGGTGGAGAACGGCGAGCGCTGCGCCAGGGCGGCACCACGGCATCGCCTGTTCGCCGATCACATCAAGGAACGGCAGGATGGCGGCGACCCCTTCGATCCCGCCAATGGTCAGTGCCTCTGCGGCTCTCACCACACCCGCAAGACCGCAGCCGAACGCGCCGCGCGACTCGGTCGCACGAGGGGGTAGGGGGATTGATTCCTCAAAGCCCCAACCCTTTCCAACCGCATTGGTCCTCAGCCAGGGATTTTTTTCTCGTGAGTGAAATTTTCGACCTGTTCGGCGACCCGGTTCCCGCTAACTGGGGCCAGCGCGGCCGGCCCGAGCATGTCGCCTCCCAGCAAAACCGCAATCGCGTCAGCATGTTGGTCGCGCTCGGTTGGAGCAATGTCCGGATCGCCCAGGCGATGCTGATCACATTGCCCACTCTGCGGAAGCATTATTTTTCCGAGCTCAAGTTCCGCGAGGTTGCGCGCGACCGGCTGAACGCCAACCTGGCGACCAAGCTGTGGGCGCTGTTCATGGAGGGCAACGTCGCGGCCGGCAAGGAATTCCGGAAGGTCCTCGAGGTGAACGACCGGATGGAAATCGAACGCATGATGGGATCGCAGCCGGCATCATCCGAGAAGGCGTCTCCCGAGCGTCCCGGCAAGAAGGATCTCGACAAGCGGCGCGCGGTCGATGCCGATGCCGATCTGATGGCCGAACTGGAGCAGGAGTCGGCGGCGCAGAATGCCGTCCATTGAGGCGCTTCCGCGGTTCGCCTGCCCGGACTGGTGGGAGAAGATCCAGGCCGGGCAGACGCCGATGCCGGTCATCCCGCTGAATGATAAGCGCGCGGCCAAGGCACTGGCGTTCTTCAACCGGTTGCGGTTGCCGGACGTGGCGGGCAATCCGCCGCTTTCCCAGGCCTGCGGCGAGTGGTTTCGCGATATCCTGGTCGCCTTCCTCGCCAGCGAGGATCCGATCACCAAGCGGCGGCTTGTCTGGGAGCTGCTGTGCCTGGTGCCGAAGAAGAACTCCAAGACCACCTACGTGGCGGCGCTTGGACTGACCGCGCTCTATATGGAGGACACAACGGAACGTCAGATGCTGGTGGTCGCCCCCAGCCAGAACATCTCGGAACGCTGCTTCGGCCAGGCGCATGGAATGATCCGGCTGGACCCGCGGCTCGACGCCATCTTCCAAGTCCAGGATCACCTGAAGCGCATCACCCGCTACAAGACGCAGACGAAGCTCGACGTGAAGAGCTTCGATACTGGGATCGTCACCGGCGAAATTCCGGCCCTCACGATCATCGACGAAGTCCATGAGCTGGGCAAGAAGGCGCGCGGTGCCGCCGTCATGCAGCAAATCCGGGGTGGTGGCATCACGATGGAGGGCGGCCAGGTCCTGATGATCACGACGCAGTCGGATGCCGAACCGACCGGGATCTGGAAGACGGAATTGAAAAAGGCCCGCGCGATCCGCGCAGGCAAAGGCGGCGCCTCGCCGATCATGCTGCCCGTGCTCTACGAATTTCCGCCAGAACTGCAGCGCGACAAAGAATATTGGTCCGACCCACGCAACTGGCCCCCGATCCTGCCGAACCTCAATCGATCGATCGATCAGGTGCGGCTGCTGGAAGACTACGAGAACAACGGCAAGGTCAACCTCGAAGCCGAAACGATCTGGGTCTCGCAGCATCTCAACATCGAGATCGGCGTCGGGCAAAAGACCGACGCGTGGGCCGGCGCCGAATTCTGGGCCCAAGGCGAAGTCCAAACGCTGACGCTTGAGGCCATCCTCAGCCGCTGCGACGTCATCGTGGTAGGCATCGACGGCGGCGGCCTCGACGACCTGTTCGGCGTGAGCGTCCTGGGCCGCGAGCGTGAGACCCGCGACTATCTGTCCTGGTCGCACGCCTGGTGCCACACCTCGGTGCTGGAGCGCAGGCAATCGATCGCCTCGCGGCTCACTGATTTTCGCGATGCCGGCGAGCTCACGATCGTCGCCGATGCCGGCGATGATATCGCCGAGATCAAGGACCTGATCGAGAACATCCGCGATCGTGGACTGCTCGGCGCGGTCGCGGTCGATCCGGCGGGCCTCGGCGAGTTCGTCGAGGCCATGACCGAGATCGGCGTCACCGTCGAGGCCAAGACCCTGGTCGGCGCGCCGCAGGGCTACGGCATGATGAACGCGATCAAGACCGCGGAGCGCAAGCTGCAGAACGGTTCGCTCCGTCATGCTCCCTCGGCGCTGATGGACTGGTGCGTCGGCAACGTGAAGATCGAGCCGACCGCGACCGCGATCCGCGCCACCAAGCAGAACGCCGGCGACGCCAAGATCGACCCGTGGGCTGCGTTGATGGATGCGGTCTGGATGATGGGACGAAATCCTGAAGCCGCATCCGGCCGCTCCGGCTGGAACACCGACGACATCGACGCGCTGATGGCCAAGATCGACGCCGCGGCCGATGCCATGATTGAGGGAGATGTCGAAGGTGGCAGGCAGATGGTCCATGGCGTCGTCAGGCCTGCGTAAGGCGTTGGCCACCGCGGCGCGCCGCGTGCCGCATGTGCTGATCGATGGCATGGGTTTCGCCGGCGCCGGCGCGATCGCCTATGGTGCTTGGCTGATCTTCGTGCCGGCCGGCTTCCTGGTCGGCGGCGCGCTTCTGTTGGCTTTATCGCTGATGTTCGGCCGCAGGCTCGAGGCCGGCCCAAAATGAGCCTGTTCGGGGCGATCGCGCGCGAGTTCAAGGCCACCGATGGTCTGACCTGGGGGCAGATCAACGATCTGTGGGCCGGCCTGCTTGGTGGCGGTTACCAGTCGCGGTCCGGCATCGCCGTGGGCTGGAAGACGGCGCTTCGGGTCTCGACGTTCCTAGCCTGCACACGCCGGATCGCCGAAGCAGTGTCGACCGTTCCGACCAAGGTCTATCAAAAGCCGCGCGGAGGGAAGCGGCAGGAGGCGTTCGATCATCCGCTTTATGAGCTGCTCGATTCCGAGCCGAACGAGTGGCAGGATCCCTTGCAGTTCAAGGAAACGCTCGCGGTCCATTGCGCCGTCACCAACAACGCCTATGCCTTCAAGAATCGCGTCGGCGGAAAACTGGTCGAGCTGATCCCGCTCATTCCGACCCACGTGCAGCCCAAATGGTATCCCGACCGAACGCCCTATTATCTCGTCACTGCTCCGGATGGATCCCAGGCCGAACTCGGCATCGACGACATTCTGCATATCCGCGGGCTTTCATGGGACGGTCTGAACGGCATCGACATGGTGCAGCTGCTGCAGGAGCCGCTCGGCCTGGCTCTCGCGACCGAGCAGACCCACGCGATGCTGCATGCGCACGGCGCCCGGCCGAGCGGCATCATCTCGGTTGCGAAGAATCTCGATGAGAAGGAGCTGATCCGCCTCGCCGCCTGGGTGAAGAAACATTACAGCGGGCTCGACAACGTCTCGCGCGTGATGATCCTGGACAACGACGCGAAGTTCACGCCGTTCGACATGAAGGGCGTCGACACCCAGCATATCCAGTTGCGCAACCACGAGATCGAAAGCATCTGCCACGGCATGGGCGTGCTGCCGATCGTGATCGGGTACCCGGCCGAGATGGCGGCTCGCGCCGCCGCAGAAACCCTGATCGCGATGCATCTGGTCCACACCATCAGGCCCTGGCATCGCCGCTTCGAGAAGGCCTTTGATCGCCAGCTCCTGACCAGGCCGGAGCGCAAGAACGGCTACTACACCAAGTTCATCGACGGCGAGTTCCTGCGCGCCACGGCAAAGGATCGCGCCGAATACAACAAGGTGGCGCTCGGCGGTGGCGGCAATCCGGGCTGGGCGATGATCAACGACGTCCGCGGTTGGGACGACATGGACGAGTACGAATTCGGCAATCACATCTATGCGCCGATCAACGCGGGCCCGATCGGGCCCGACGGAATCCCGAAAGTGGCGGTGCCTCCAAAGTCCAATGGCCAGGCCTAGTCAGACGCTTCAGCTAATCTGAAGGGTTCGAAATCTTGTTGGCCGTCTGGGGCTCGGGGAGCCACTAGGGCTCTGACTTCAGCTTTCGGGGCAAAGCGCGCCCGTGGCCGGACCTGCTGTTGGCAGGCCTCGTCACGATTGACCCAACTGCGACATCCGCGCGATCTATAATTCCGCCAAGGCAAGTACAACAAGCCCCGGCGATGCCGGGGCTTGAGTTGCCGGGATTTCGAGAAAATCAGTACTTCCCGATGACCGGACCACCCCAGTTGAAGCGGTAGTTGATGCGAGCGGTGATGAGGTCCACATCTTGGCTGATAGAGTCAGTGCGGAATACGCCGCCGACCGGTATGACAGCGGCACCCAAAACACCCGTCGACGTGAAGTCGCGACTATGGTGACCCATGAACAGGTGATCGTACTCGACCGCAACCGACCAATTCGGTGCGAATCCGAATTCGAGGCCCGTTCCGACGACAGCACCCCAGCGTGTGTCACTCGCGGAATCGAACAGCGCGCCTGTGGTGGTCACCGTGCCTCGGAATTTGTCGTCGGTCACGGCGGCGCCGCCCTTCACATACCAAAGGATGTTGTTCCAGGCATACCCGACCTGGCCGGTGAACAGGCCGAACGCTTCAATCTTGGAATTGTTAGTCCAGGCGGGAATGAAACCGCTAACGTTAGATCCCTTCAGATCAGCCCAGTCGCCCTGCGCTTCGAGACCAAACACCCAACCGGCGCTCTGCCAACGGTAGCCAATCTGACCGCCAACCACTCCGCCAGTCGCATCGTGACAACCTTCACCGAAGGTGGTCACGACAGTCGCACCGGGGAAGTTCGTAATATCCCAGCACTTGTGGCTCGATCCCCAACCGCCGTTGGCGCCGATGTAGAAGCCGCTCCAGTCGTAGATCGCAGCCACCATCGGAGGTGGCGCCTTGGTGTAAGGACGTGCAGCCAGATCAGCGGCCGACGCGGGCGCAGCCACGCCTAATGCTATTAGACCAGCCGCACCCACCAGAAGCTTCTTCATGGTATTTCTCCATCTCCGTCGCTTCTGATTTATCTGAAACGATAAATGCAATCGCGACCGCCTATGAGTTTGTTCCGGAAAATTGTTCTTGATTCCAAGTTCCACCCTGAATGGTATATGACCAGGCCCTGAGATTCCGTGCCATAAATGCAACTACCGGTTTTTAAATGCAGCGGAAAAACGATCGGTTGCGTTTAGGACAAGCCTGCTGACCTTTCTAGGCAGGTGCAAGAGGGCATGAGTCCGGAAGTGGCACATATCGTCATCATGCTGGGCTGCGGAATCTGAACGCGACCGGAGCATTGCGGACATGGCCAGACCCGGCTCTGGGTCGACTCGGTAGCGATTGACCCATTGCGGACATTACCAGGTGATGTCATTTCTCACTCGACTGGCTCGCGTACTACCACTGGTCTATGCCCAATGACGAAGTACGGAACAGCTCAAGATTGCCCGTCAACGAGGCAATCCGGACATCTGAACGTAGGCAGATGCATGATCAGTGGGTGTCATCGATGGCAATTCGATCCGATAAGGATAAGGCGATTTCGGATGTAGTTGCGGCCGGAATTGAAAATTGGGAGCGTGCCACGAGGCAGGCCACAGCCCTGGTTAAAGCTACCGATGCGAAAGTGATTTCTGAACTGGAGGCTTGCTTTGGATTCAGCCAGCAGGAAGCTGTAACGCATTTTCTGGAACAGA